GTATTTTTGGATTATTTTTAGTTATTTAATGTATTACATTATATAAAAGTAGTAATTTAATGTATTTTTGTGTATTTTATAGTAATCCATCTTTTAATAACAACTCTTTAATATTTACTAAAGCTGTGCCAAGCGTTTTGTTTATTGTTGATTTGCATAATCCAATATCGGCTTCAATTTCATCATCTGTTTTATTGTTTACAAATTTAGCAACCAAAACTATTCTTAGCCGTTTATCGTTTAATTTATAAATGTATGATATTATTTCTAATTTTGTAGCAAAGAGTTTGTTTTTTATTTTTTCAAGTTCTTCAACATAAGAAACAAAGTTTACTAGCTTGCTGTCCGATTCTCCGCTTGACATTACTTTGTCGGGATTCATATTTGGAGAAATTGAAGTAACTGTTTCCCAAGCAGATTTACAAGCTTTGTTTAACTCGGCTATTTCTGTTTCTATTGCCTGTCCTCGTTCTAACCATTCTCTAACTGTCATTTATTCCCCTCCATCATCTTTACTGCATCAGTGTACGAAATCAATTTTTTATTATCCTGGTCATATTGCATTTGAAATCTAATAACATCGTGTATGCTTATCTTTGGTAATTTATGTATTGGTGTTGCTTCGAGTTCAAATTCATCAAGCGGATTTATTTTAGTTGACTTTGTTTTAATCCCAGATGCACGACATTCCCGAGCAATTTTATTGGTAAAGTTTCGCCCACACACTTTACTGCAATATATTTGTTGTCCCCTAACTGGTGTAAATTCTTTTCCGCAGACAATGCAAACTTTAACTTTTAATTTAACTTTAGGCTTTTGTTTTACACGCTCTTTAATTCTTGCAAGTTGAGCGGAGTAACTGCAATCATAGCAACAATATTTAGCTTTTTTAATTGGGAGCGGATTACCGCAGACTAAACATATTCTTGTCACTCAATCCACCTCCAACAATTCGGGGTTATCAAACTTTGAGCCGATGATTTTCCAATCTTCACAATCAAAGTTATTCATTAACTCAATATTCCCGCTTGAAGTGCCTCTAACCTTTGAGTTAGCATACTTATGCGTACATATCCCAAAAGCGGCGGAATTATCAAGCCATATAACTTCTGCAAAATAATTATGTTCTTTTTCTTTTTCACGATAAAAAGGATAAACAAATCCCTCTAATAACTCCCCCTCAAATATCTTCTTACCGTCCTTATCCGTCAACCCTGTAAACTCGCAGACTGTTTCGGGGATGACTTCAACGCTTTCTTTTATAATTACTCTGCCTTCGCTATCTCTTCCAAAAACAACTATAGCTGTAAATTTCCCAAATTCAATATACCAGCCTTGAACCCAATCACCATTATCAAGGCTTTTACCCTTAAATAAATGTTCTCTCATTTATGCCCACTCCAATCTAATTTCTGACCACAGTCTGGACAACAATTAGCTTTTTTATGCAAATCGCCAACCATACTTTCACAATTTGGACAACTATAAGTCGAAAATATGCTTACGCCAACTATATTTGGCTTTTTAGCTATCTGCTTTTCAAGTGCTTCAATTGCTAAATCATAAGCACCTCCGACTATTCCGCAAGGTGTATTTTTGTAATAATGAGGTTGTCGGTATTCAATTAATAGCTTAATTGCTTCTTGATTAGTCATTATCTTCACCCTCCACAAACACCCAAAATCTACCGATTGCAAATGCAAGTTTAAAAAAATTGATGTAAATGTAAATTTCATCGTCAAAATGACATAATTCGATTCCAAGACACCAATTGCCCTTACTAACTTCATCCCTCTGTATCGCATATTTTAATTTTGATTTTTTCATTATTGTTTCCCTCCTTATAATTTCCCTCACCATAAATATCCCTAGTATGTATAGGCTCACCATCTTTAACATTGGCTTGTTTATATACTGTTGCCATTTTGTGCCTCAATTCTGTCAACTAATTCAAACGAATGTGTATATATTCCACTTGGATTTTTAACGCGTTTCAATGTTTTAGTCTGAAATTTCTCATAAATTAAATCAATGCAGTAATTATGTTCGTCGTTGCATTCGTCGTCCAATTTATCATAGCTTTGGCAATCTGGGCAAATAAAAGTTTTACAAAAATCATTACAACCTTGGTTAAAATCTTCATCGTCCATACCCTCGTCTGGGTCTATATATTCCCAAAGTTCTCTTGAAATTTGAGCGCATTTGCTGTGTGATTTCCATTCATAAAGCGCACCTTCATGTCTCAAAACCGATATGTGATATGTTTCGCCTAGCGATATGTTGCATGAGCAATAATTACAAATGTGGGCTTTTCTCGCTTTTCGGTCGTATGATTTAATTATCTCAGACATTATGTACCTCCATCGCTTGTTGTGCTTCGGCTTCGGTTCGAAATACCTTTGTTCCAAAATCGTAAATATGTCTTGCATAATAAGGCAAATTAAATATCTTAGATTCAACTTTTACACCAGTTTGAGGAAGAATGCCTAATAACTCTGCTCCGTCTTTGGGGTATTTAACAATCTCGTAAACCACATCCCCAACCTTACAAGGCAACCTAACCATCAACCCGTCAGCTTCAAGCCTTTTATATTCAGTTAGTTCGGCTTGAATTGCCGTTATTTCTGTAGGGGTTAAGTTGGTTTGTTCGTAATCTGCTAATTTGCATATTGCTGCGTATACATTACCGCCAATAAATGCGGTCGTATTATTACTAAGTGTTTTTGTTAATCTCTCCATAATTCATTCCCCTTTCACTGGACTATTAAGCCAGTTTATTTCATATTCAAAAGCGCCTTCTCTATGGTCAATGTCAAATATCATTCCATCGGTGCACTTCCAATACATTTCGCCATCATCCGAAAGAATAGCCATTCCAATGTTATGTATTGCCATTTCCCTAATGTCAAAATTCTGTATCCTGTCAAACTCTGTAACAATCGGCTTTGGTTTAAACTGTTCGATTTCGTCTTGTTGCTGTTGGATTAGGTCGTGAGCATCTTTTATAAGACAAGCTTTGCATTCTGTTTCTCGTAATTTTATATTGTAATGTTTGCAGATCAGACAAGGACCATTAATACACGCTTTCAACGATGCTATTATTTTATCTTTATCCATTTATTTCCTCCACATACTGCCACGATTGTGGCGGTCTTTTTAATCCAAAGTCGGATAGGGTTAATGTAGTTTTGAATTGTTCTGGATTATGTATTGATAAATAGTAGTTTGGATTGTATTTATCGTATTCACTTTTTGACACGCAAGCCATTTGAGCAATAACAGAATCAATTATGTGGCTCGTTTTTATTTCTTGTATTTGTGAACAATAAAACATAAATGGTATTTTTCCAGTGCCACACTCGTAAACATAAATGACAAACGGAGTTTTTAATTTTGGAATTGTACGGCGCAGTTCTATTTTCTTTTCGCCAGATAGTATCTTTTCGCAGTATTGAGGTTTGATGCTCATTAATATTGCATTTTTCATATTTCTACCCTTTCACTCGGTCAGTGCCGAGATTTTTAAATTGTTAAACTTTCCACCGATTGGCCAACACAATTAATGCTTGTTGGTATTGTGCTGGTGATAAATTCATTTGATTTAACTGTTGTTTCTCAAATTCATACTTTCTTAATCTAGTTTGATAACTCATATTGATTCAACCCTTTCTAAATCGACTATCATTATTGAGTTGGCTGCTCTTAAATCTTTAAGTTTTGCCGAGTGCAACCATTTGTTGTTAATCATTTCTAAAGAATACCCAACCGGCAAGTAATTTGAACCATTAAAGACAACTTGCTTTTTATCCCCGATGTTTTCAATAAATTGTTTTCGTTCCATTAATTACTCCTTTTAAGTGTAGACAAGTGTAGACATAAATTTTCAAAAGTGTCTACAGTAAAAAGTGCCTGTTTATGCGTGTTTCAAGGGTGGTGTAGACGGTGTAGACGGTGTAGACATACTTTTTTACTTTCTTACGCGTGAATGCGTGTGTAACTTTTATTAGCGATTTATATATGTGTTATATATAAGGTTGTGTGTTTTTTCTTGTCTACACCGTCTACAGTGCCTACAATCGCCTGTTCATGCGGTCTGCGAGGTTTTTAATTTGTCTATATCGTGTCTACACTTGTCTACAAACTGGTAATTTCATTGTATTTTAGTGATATTTATGTATTAATTTGGTAAATCATAGTCAATATCGTTCGCTAAATTTTTAAGGTCAATCGTTTCTTCAAAGTCTGGTTTTTGCTTAATTGCTATCACATTACAGACATTTCCGAAAATCCTTTTATCGATTGTGTTTCTTTTTTCTTTGGTTTTTAATAATGATTTTTGCTTCATCCAAGAAAGAAATGCAGACGGATTGAACCCCTCATTTTGCATTATCTTGTCAAATTGGCTTTTAATGATATAGACATAATCAACATCGATTGTTCCCCAAACTTCAACATCTGTATCACCAAACGAGTTTGTTTCAAACTTTCTGCGGTTTACTGCAATGAAATCGAATAAGAACTCATACGCTCGCTCACCTTGTGAAATTTGCTGTTTTGTCATTAAATATGGTTCAATGTCTTTGTTGGTGAGTTTGTTTCCGTCTTTAAATATAAGTTCATCAATCAGCGCATCGGCTGTTAAAATAACGCTTGCTGCCATGATTTGCTTTTCTGTGCTTTGACCTTTTGAGAGTTCCTTATAAATATCTTTTTGAAGCTGTTTTGCTCGGTTTAAAATTTCGTTGTCGTTATCGGTCAACTTTTCAATAAAGAACTCCCCAGCACTCCCATAATGCTTTTTGAGTGAATCTACAACACTTACTGGGTCTTTAAATATTTTCTCATCCTTACAATCAATTTCGATTATTCTATTAACTGCGCCCCCAGCGGATGAACCGTTTGTTATTGGTTGTTCTCCTGATGTTATGATGCAGTTTTGCCATGTACCGACTTTTTGAAGTCCTCCAGCTTTTGCACCTCTGCCTTTACCGACACCCTCTGATAGTTGATAAATCATTTTGTCAAAGTCTTTTCTATCGCCTATAATCTGTAGTTCGTCAATAATAAGCGGTAGAGAGTTTACAAATGTTGCGGATAGTTCTTGTGCTACTGCTGTTCCATTAAATGTGTGTATGTATGCGCCCATTGATGGATTTGCCCAAACCGATGCAGCTAACATTAAAGCAACTGTTTTCCCAGCTTCTGTTCCTCCCCAAAGATGTACAAAAAACGGTAAGGCATTACAAGGGTTTACAAGGACCGAAGCAAACGAAGCGGCAAGCATGATTTTTGCAATTGTACTTTGCTTTCTTGCTTCTCTAGCTGTTTCAACCCACTTGGCGTGTTTACCATGCTTAGAAACGGATTCAAAAAAATGTTTGAATGATACATCGCCATCAAATATTAATGAATCAACATAAGGTGAAAATCCGTAACCATCAATCCAACCAAGCCTACCTACCGAACTTATTTCCTCGATTGCGTCGGGGTTTAATGCTTCGATATCGGTTAAATACTTAACTAAATACTTTGAATTTTCGCTATTAACTGCGATTCCATACTCCGACATACTGACGATGCTGTTAGCTGATGCAAGTGTTTTCTTATCAACTATTATTGACCGCCAACCCTTGCCGCGCTTTTTATAGGCAATGTTTAATTTTTCCGTATCTGTATCAATGTTCACTAACCTTTGAATCGGCATTACTGGATGGTTACAAGCAATTACTTCCTCTCCAAATCGGTTTATTGTAGAAATTCCGTAATCGTCCGCTATCCATTCGCCTGTTGCAAGTTCAAGTTTTTGTTTGTCGAAATTCGTTGTATTATCCATTGTCATTCCGTTTTTACTTGTTACGGTTTGCAAATATGCTTTCCATAAAATCATAAAATTTTTAACTTGAACCGCTCCAGCCTTTTCTTTAATGAGCGTGGTTATTTGTGCCATTTTAAACTTATCGTCCTTGAATTTGTAAAGCCAATCAAAAGGCGCTGTACCCTTTGTAAAATCGTCCCTTGAATAGTCGGGTACAATTATCTCATCCAACCTTTTCACCTCGCTTTAATTCTGCTAAATTGAGCAGATAATTTAAGTGGTCCCTTTTCATTAGTGATTCAATAAAGAGTGGGTTTAACGCTACTGTGTCACTCTTAGGCGCATACAGTGCAAAATTATCATCTATGCGTTTCCACTCGTCAAAAATCACCCAGTAATAATGTTCGTTATCTTCTTTTTTTTGATTTAATTCGTTCTGTTTCCGTCTACGCTCTGCAATCTCTTGTTGCGCCCTCAACCGCTCGCGATATGTAAGCGGTCTACCAAATTCTAACCCCAAATTAAAGTCGCCATTTAAGCGGTATAGAGCCTGTTTAAAGTCGATATCAAAAAGTAGTTTTGCAAAATCAATCACATTGCCCTCTAAGCTACAACCAAAACATTTCCAACGCGCTCCGTCTGTATAAACTGTAAACGATGCTGTTTTTTCGCTATGAAACGGACAACACATATTCCGCTTGTTACTAAGTTGAAAGCCGTATTTGTCGAGAATATCAAGCATTGTTATTGATTGTGTCACAGTTTCCGCATAGTTCATCGTAATCCCCACGCTCCAACCTTTCTTTAACTTCTCTGTATAAAATGTCACCGATTAACTTTCCTGTTGTTTCCGCTTCACAAAATATCAGTTGGCAATTGTATCTAGTAAGCCAAGCAAGCATTGAGGCAACCAAGCTTTGCGGTTTCATTTGACTTCTGTAATCACCCGAATAAGCTTTTTCCCAATCTGATTTCTCAACAAGCATATAGATTTTCGCATTGTCTGCTTTCGCTCGCTCGAACTCTCTTTCAAAACGCTTTCGCCCAGCACAATAACAAGTGCATAATTCATCTAAAGACATTTTCCGTTCAACTGATACTTTATTTGATAAATCAATAGTCCCAAATGGCGATAAACATTTAACTGAATAATCGCCATAATTCAACTTTTGTCTTTCGTTTGGGAATCCCATGTTTTTCAACCGCTTTCGCAGCGCTGGAGTGTTCTGTTCTCGAGTATCTACCAGCACCACGACATTTTCTAAAGTCGATTTAATATTAAATAAATCCATATCTTGCGCTAGAATGGGAGGTCAGAAACATCGTTTTCAACCAAAATATCAATTGTTTTCTTGGCTGTAGCTGTCAATAGCCTGTCCGCTGGAATCTTGAATTTTCCGTCTTTGATTTTTGCCACCGTTGTAAACCATGCACATTCAGTAAAAAAGCCGTTACGATCGTTGAAGCTGTATTCTTTATTTCTGAAAATTCCACCAACTTTTTTACCTTTGAGTTTTGTTTCGTCCCATGCCCAAGTAAATCCTTTGTTGCTATCTTCAATTAAAGACATTGCAGTTTTAAATCGTGATTTTGTTCTTTCATCATCCTCAGTACCATCATCTTTAGGCACATTAATTCTGTATGAGCCTTTCCACTTTTTATCTTCGCTTTGCTGATTTCTGTAATTGTTGGCGTAGAAGTCTTTAAATTCTCCCTCTGCGATATCAAAGTTAAAAACTAATCTGTCGCCATATTCAGTAGTGACCACCTCTGCGTTTTTGATTTCAAGTATGTAACCACCGATTGGAAGTTTTTCGTTTTCTGCTAGTACCTTTGCGTTGTCGTAACCATTAAATTGTTTCATAATATATTTTCTCCTTTTAAATTAATATTCTTTTAGTGCGTTAATGACCGTCATTATGTCGTTATCTATTTCGTTATCTTCAAACGCCCCAAGCGGAGTTTTTGAAGTAGAATTGTTTGCATGAGTTTCAAAAACAAACTTACCGTCTGAACTTTTTGCAAATAAAACTGTTGTTAGCTTGCTTTCAAGAACAATTTTTTCGAGTTTTTTGCCTGATGTTTTCATCCTAGTGAACATATAACCATTGTCGTCACGCTCTGTCTGTGAGTGAGCGAGGAATATAACCGTTAAATCATCACGATATTTGTTTGAATCGTTTATAATATCGAAAACACTCTGTGCAATTTCTTGCCATTTGTCATAACCTTTTTCTTTTGTTCTGCGCATTTCGTCACCAATCATAATTCCATTGATGGTATCAACTACTACATATTTGATGTGTTTTTGTTCGGAATCCACTTTATCAAGTAAATTTTTAACTATTGGTGGAAAATCAGTTCGATAATAATTTTTCTTTTTTTCGTTGTATTGTTCTCTCCACCCCCTCCAAGAAAGTCCTTTACCATCACAATCAATATAAAATGTTTCTGTTGGTGGTAAATTTCTCATTGATGTTGTTTTACCACTTCCGCTTTCCCCCATTATCCCAATTACCTTAGCCATATTTCCTCCTTAAATTTCTTTTATTTCGTAATTATCAACCGCATATTCAAGAACCTTTTCAAGAATTTTAGTAGCCGACAACCCTGTATCTCTGCGGATTTGATTTATGTAGTCTTTGCATTTTTGATTAACTCGGACAAACTCGCTAGTGATTGGCTCACAATTGTGAATTTCAAAAACTAATTTATTAGGCATTTTCTTCCTCCTTAAATTTAATCGGGCAATCTTCATGCCTTGAATTAGCATCAAATATCAATTTATCAAACATCAATCTGCAACGCTCTCGCTTCATGTTATCGGTAAAACAGTATTCGCAATTGAAGCAGCGAACATCATCATTAGGAAAATTGACTTCAACGCTTGCAACTCCTTTTGTGTAAAAATCAATTTGTTTTGCCACGCTCATTCCTCCACTTCAATATTTTGACCGCCACAATTAGGGCAACACATAAATGTTTCATCAACATCGTGTCCCCAAAACTCATGTGGTTCGTTATGTGTACTAGCTTCTTCGGGTTCAAATTCGGTGGCGCAATCGCTACATTTCAGCATCGTCTGAATCCTTTAGAATACTTTTATCGAATCCACTATTTATAAAAGCTATTGTTTTTTCGTGATTAACCGCATTACCTAAAGGTCCGTATATCAAGTCCATATCTTCGTGGTCGAAGTTTGTACCTAAAAATGTGTTTATTCCGTTTAACATAAATTCGTGAAATTCCTTGTTTTTTCTAGTTCCGAAAGGTTGAGTTTTGAACGCTCCCCTTGAAAACCATTCCAAAACCTTGCATTTTACATCAAGTTCAGTTTCGCAATTTTCAAGAATTGTATACTCGTTTGCTTCTCTGTGAGCAATAAACTCACCATGACAATTTATAAAAGAATTTGGAAACGCTCCCATTAATTTTTTAACAATATTCCATTCAACCATTATGTAAATACCTCCTAAGTATTAATAATTATGTGTTTAACCAATTCGACCTTTTCCTCGTCTGTAAGCCAATTCATATTGACCGTTTTATCAATGAAATCTTTGATATCTTGCAGTTTGTTACAATCCATCATTTAACCTCCACAAATTTTCCATTTGTCAGCGTATAAAAAATATTAGGTTTGATTGCTTTCCCATCAACTTTATGAGATTTAACGGTTTTAATGTGCCAATTGTAACTTTCATCTTTAATCCACTCCACAAGAACTATGTAACAACCCAATGCGCCCCTAGCCTTGCTTTCTATTCCCATAGCCAAAGCGATACTTTCTTTACCCTCTACAGTTGAAGCTGACTTGTCGCCAGTATTAGTTGAAGCTGAATAGTCGCCAGTATTAGTTGAAGCTGACTAGTCGCCAGTATTAGTTGAAGCTGACTTGTAGCCAGTATTAGTTGAAGCTGACTTGTAGCCAGTATTAGTTGAAGCTGAATTGTCGCCAGTATTAGTTGAAGCTGAATAGTCGCCAGTATTAGTTGAAGCTGACTTGTAGCCAGTATTGGATTCTTTAGCGTTTGCAAAATCAACTTTTTCAATAATAAATTTTACCGAAGCATCAATAATCCCCTTTAACCCAATTTCTGCGCCAATTGTAATTTTCTTACCGACAACTTTTGAATCATCATGTCGTTGTCCATTATCTTCAATTTCAACTTCGCAATAACGGCTATCGGCTGGTGAATAATAGCTGAAACAATCCATTGGGAACTCGCAAGCGTGGAAACCTTTACTGCAAATATCCGCTTCTTTTTCTTCATATTCTTTGCCTGTCTCATATTTAAAGTCTCGGCATGACAAATCTTTATTAAACCCTTTAAATGCTTTCATCTTGACAATTACCTCCCAGTAATGTTATTATGTATGTATATTATTTTTCGTCTGCGCCTTTGTCTATTACAGTAGACTTGGGCGTTTTTCTATTTGAGTGGCTGTAAATATCTCTTTCGTTTTCTTCCTCCTCTCGGCTGCATCTACTTGACACATCACATAACGAATAAGCAATTAACCCCATTACAACTACGATTACACCAGTGATAATCCACCATCCTAATGTTGACATTGTTCGCCCTCCCTTAAATATTTAGCCTTTAAAAACGCTCTCCGTTGCTTGCGTTTAAGTTCTTTTCTGTCTGAAATTTCGCAGATAGTGCCTAAAATACCGAATCCGATTAATATAATTGCGATTGCTAATATAAAAAGTCCAAAATCACTCATTAGGCTTGTCCTCCCCATTGATTTGCCATAGCTTTTGCGATTCCTGGAAATGTTTTGCTTCGTGCTTTTGCCGCTCCAATATCTCCACCACTTTTTGTTCTGCCGTGCATTTCAGAAAAGTAATATTTTTTACCACTTGGACTTACACCATCGTGTGTTGGCTTGTCTACAGTCAAGATGTATTTTAGTGGTTTTAAGCCTTTAATCCATAAGCAAGTCCTTTTTAACTCATGGTTTTCATCTCCAGTATATTTTGAAAAATAATATGGGTGAATAATTTGATTTGGCTTTCTCCAGTGAGTATTCATATATCCAACTGGATTTTCGATTACAATTTTTTCGCAATCTGCATTTGCAAAACTCATAAAAAAACCAACGGCTTCATTTCTTTTTGAAATTCTTGCTTCAACTTTTTCAACAGAATTCATTCTTAATGAATAATGTCTTGTTCCTGCCGAGGTTAAATATGTACAAGGTGGAAAAGCAATTAGCATATCCCATTTTTGATTAACTTCATGAACATAATCGTCCATTGTTGCAAAAGCGCAAAATCCGTTTAACAGTGGTAAAACATCAGCTTGTATATGCCACTCTGGATGACCTCCGCTACAAGGTTCAATGTCGCAACTATATGCTTCATGCCCTAGATTTCTTAATTCGAGGGTAACGGCTTGGCTTTCCTCGCATCCGACTAATATTTTCATTTTGTCCTCATTCCCAATTCAAATTTTTGTCTTTGTAACGATTCCATTCGCTGCTCAATGTCAACCTTTGCGAATCGCTGGACTTGGCACGCTTCTAAAATTATCTTTAGTTTGTTAATCTCATTTGTTAAGTCTGCAACCGTTGTTAATGGTTCAAACATGGATTTCACTCCTTTTTTATAACGAGTTTTACTCGGTTGGATTTGTGGTATGAATCAGTTTGCACTTCATACTTATCTTGCAAACCAAAGGTTGTTTCAAATCCGCTATTAAATATTTTTCCGCTGTCCATATTTAAAAGTGCATATTTAAGATTTATTCCAAGCCAACATACCATGCATGGTGATCCATTTGCAAAAATCACATCCCCCATGTTCCAAACTTCAATTTCCTTTTCAGCTTCGATAAATTCAACTTTCATTTTCTTTCACTCCTTTTCAAATAATTTCGAAACACTAACCCGACCAGCCGAAGCAATCCTATACAACTCTTTAACCTTGAAAGCGTTTGGCTTGCGTAGTCTGTATCCCAAATCGGCATATTCCATTTTGATTAATTTTGCTAGATGTTTTCTATCCCATCCGTTATCAAGCATCAGCTTTTTAATATTAATTGCGATAATTAACTCGGGTGAGGGTTTTAATGAATTTGGCGTCCCCATTATTACACCTCTTTTATTTTGTCTTTCAGTGCCTTTATTACCGACCCGTTGAAATCTTTGATAGTCAATTCGATAAACTCGGAAACGGTAAACATATCTTTTTCAATGTCGATGCCGTGATTTTTAGCGAACGAACTTCTCCCCATTTCGCAACTTCCAGTTAGTTTGTTGTGCCAACTATAAAATTCTTTTGCGGAGTGTTTATCGATTAAATTAAATTTTTCAAGAAATAAATCGATTCGCTCGTCAACATCTAAATCTTCAAACAGCTTTTCGTCTAGTGATTCTCTTGCTTTATGTAGTGTTTCACCATGAGCAAATAAATTGTTTTGCTTAATGACATAGCAAGGTGCTAAAGTTAAATCTCCATTTAAAATAAATCCTTTTGCAATGTTGCTTTTGGTGTGGGTTATAACCGTTTGAATATTGTCAATCATATAAATTTTTAATTCGTTTATTGATTTGACACCATAACCATAACCAGAACCAGAACCATAACCATAACCAGAACCATAACCAGAACCATCACCAGAACCATAACCAGAACCATAACCAGAACCATAACCAGAACCAGAACCATAACCATAACCAGAACCATAACCATTAAAGATAGTTACAAACTCTTTTATCTTTTCCATTCCGACACTCCCTCGATGGATTTAATTGCTTTTGGTGTACAAGGGATTACTTCGATAACTCCTAAAACTGTTATTTCTGGTACAGTTACAGTAAATTTACAGTTTGTCGGTTCATCTGTCCCGTCAACCGCTAACTGTGATAACGAGCAAGCGCCATTCCATTGCCATAATCTTCTGCAATTTGTTAATGTAACCTCACTGCCAATACGCTCTTTTAATTCTCCGAAAAATACTCCTGCTCTGTCTGCTCTTATAATTACTTTTTTCATGTTATTACCTCTTTCTGTCCTATTGGACTTGTTAATGTTGTATTCACTTCCTAATTGTGGTAAAATGTCGCAAAAGGAGGTGAAAAGTAATGACTAAAACTGAAATTGAAACATTGGTTAATTCCAAACTTGAAAAATCTGATATTGCTAATTCTAAAATTCTTCTAGACGCTCTTGATGAGAGCAATTTTAAAAACCTTGTTGGTGTAGAAAAAACAGGAGAATTTAACATTGCGTTGTATAACGCTTCTATTAAGTCAAGTGTTTCCACTACATTGAACATACTTAATGATTTAGGTGTTTTGTGAGCATCTTACTTTGTTCTTCATTGTTTCGTATATGTAATTTATAGTTTTATCCGCATCAAATTTTTCTACATTTGGCTGCTCTTGTACTTCCAATACAAGGGTGGCTATTTCTTTTGGCGTTGCTTCGATTGTTATTTTCATATCCCTTTTCTCCTCTCTATTTGTTTATAAATTTGTCTACCGAAACATCGAAATAAATAGCAAGCTTAATCAACTTGTCAATCTTCGGCGTGCTTCGTCCTGTTTTCCAATCGGATAATGTTGATTGTGGAACTCCTGTTGCTTTGGCAACTTGCAAAGCCGTTACGCCTTTTGCTTTCAAATGTTTTTCAAAAACATCATACAAATTTATCACCTCGTTTCATTTGTCGAATTGTGTCGATAATTAACACTTGCTTTTAATTCGGAAATGTGATATATTTTGTTTGTTCACGACATAATATATATAAGGTTTCCGTTGCAACCAAGCATTTTCTTATCGGCTTTCCGATGGGATAATTTGATTGTATGCTATTTATGCGCTTTTGTCAACGGATTTCCGATAACTAATTTAAGTTTGTAGGAGTGCATTAAAATGTTCAAAATATTTGAGCAATTATTACAGAAAAACAAAATTACAGCGAATAAATTTTCTAAACTATCGGGAATACCGCAAGCCACTCTTTCAGATTGGAAAAATGGTCGTTCTATACCTAAGATAGATAAACTTCAAATAATTGCTGATTACTTCAATGTTTCTTTGGAATATCTAACTGGAAAAACGGACATAAAAAAACAACCCACTATTGAAAGTGAGTTGTCGGATAGGCAAAAATATGCTATTGAGTTATTTGGGCTTGTCCCCGAAGATAAACTTGCGGCGGCACTTGAATACCTTGAATTTCTTGCGAAAGATAAGAAATGAGAGTTTCCAGCTTTTCAGCATCTAAAGATTTAATGGTTTCGATAATTGGGGGTAAATCATCCATTTTTAAAACTTCCTTTCGAACATTTGTTCTATTGTAATATTTTAACTGTACGATAAAAGACACAGTAAAAAATCACACAATACAAATTGTCACTTTTAAAGTTTATCACTTATCTAATTTATGTCAACAATCGTGGCACGAAACCGCCAAATTAGGCACGAAAAAATCGAAAAATTAATAGATATAAATATAATATTAGCGTACGCTTATATATTGTATGGTTGTAATCCCTAACTTAATTTTAGGGTAGTTTTAAATGGATTATGTTGTTTAAATAAAGTTTAAGGAGATATAAAATGATTACCATTAACACAAAAACAAAAGACAGAATTACAAAGGGAATTAAAAAATTCCAGCCTATTTTATCAAAGGCTAAAAGTGCTGACATTAACGAAAGCGACACCGTTACAATAATTGCTGATATGCTTTTTGAAATTTTCGGTTATGACAAGTATGAAAACATCACATCTGAATTCGCCATTAAAAAGACTTTTTGTGATTTAGCAATAAAATTAAATGGTGAAGTATCTTTATTGCTTGAATGCAAAGCAATCGGTCTTGATTTAAAAGATGATTTTGTAAGACAAGCGACAAATTATGCCGCCGATTCGGGCGTTGATTGGGTTGTCCTTACTAATGGGGTGCAGTGGAAGGTGTTTAAGGTATTATTCACTAAACCAATTGAAAAAGATTTAGTTTATGAGTTTGATATGACGGAAATTAATTCTAAAAAACAATCAGATATTGAAATGTTATATTATCTTTGCATTGAAGCTTTCGCAAAATCAAGCAAAGCAACCCTTGAAGATTTATTGAACCAAAAGCAAATAATGAACAGATTTGTTTTAGGTCAAATATTGTTGTCTGAGGAGTGCGTTTCTTCGGTTCGCAAACAACTAAAAAGATTATGCCCTGAAATAAAAGCAACTAATGAAGAAATTCACGACATAATCAATATTGAAATTTTAAAAAGAGAAATAGTTGAGGGCGAAAACTATGACGAAGCCAAAAAGAAACTGCAAAAATTAGAGAGAAACATTAATAAAGCCAAAGAGCCTAAGAAAATTGTAACGGCTGATATAATTTAGTTGGAAAATATAAATTAAGGTGATATTATGGCAAAAGCAAAACAACTCCCATCTGATAACTGGAGGGTGCAAGCGTTCAGAATCGTTAATGACAAAAAAGAAAGAAAATCATTTACCCATGCGGATAAAAAAGTCGTTGCAAAAATGGCTCTTGATTGGCAATGCGGCGCGGATGAAGCGCAGATTGAAAACATGACACTGTCACAGGCTTATGACCGATATATTGAAAGTAAGTCAAGTGTTTTATCGCCTAACACATACAGAGAATACAAAGGCTCTGCAAAGCGTGATTTACAATGTATTATGAATTTGCCAATAAAAGATATAACCGAAGAATTAATACAAGTTGCTATTAACATCGAATCAAAAAAGTTAGCCCCAAAAACTGTTAGGAATATTTTCGGATTATTGACACCAGTATTAACAATGTTTAGGTCTGATTTAATATACAAAACAACTTTGCCGCAAAAAGAAAAAGTAGATTTATATATTCCAACCGAAAAAGAAATAAAAGCGCTTTTAAAATGTGTCAAGAATACCGAAATGGAATTGCCTATAATGCTCGCCGCGTTCGGCCCTATGCGCCGAGGTGAAATATGTGCATTAACTAAAGATGATGTAAAAGGATGCTCGGTAACAGTTAGTAAAGCAATGGCTAAAGACGATAATAAAAAATGGGTTGTCAAAATTCCTAAAACATACTCGGGTTATAGGATTATTGAATATCCCAAATTTATGGAAGTCATATTAAAAACCGTGGGGGATAAAACATATAATCCAGGTATCATTACAAAAGAGTTTAGCAAAATATTAAAGAATAACAATATAAACCATTTTAGATTCCACGATTTACGGCATTACTGCGTTTCATATCTGCACGCTTTAAATATTCCCACCAAATATATAATGAGCCGCGGCGGTTGGTCAAGCGAATCAGTGGTAAACAAAATTTATAATCATATATTGACCGATAAAAACGACGAAATAACAAAACAAATAAACCTTGAATTTAACAAAACTTTTAATAAAATTCCCACGAAAATGCACACGAAAAAGAAAAAATGCGATAAATAGGCTGCTTTTGGCGCATTATTGACGGGTTCGAATCCTGTCGTCCCGACCAATTTATATTAATCGTCTAACCCATTGCGGTTAGGCGATTTTTGCTTTATACCCTCTGTTTATGCCTGTTTCAAGCGTTTATAATTGTTTAATATTTATATGTGATATCGGATTTTTATAAGTTAAAAATAATAAATAAACAAATTAGTTCACACGAAAATTCACACGAAATAAAAAATAAGCCTATCACAAATTAATGCGATAGGCTTTTACTATTATATTTTGTTTTTGTCTGATGGATTATTAATTATGCCAAATCCAACTAACACTGGTAACAACACATTAAGTAATCCGTTTACTGATTCGCTTATATCGACACCGACAAACTCTTTAACGCAGAATACAACAAGCGCTGCAACTGCAAGCCATAGCGCCCATGATTTAAATCTATTTTGCATATATGTGTATCTCCTTCTTTTTTTTTATTTTTTGTTACACTGAAATTCGCTTTCGCATTCTAATTTAACAATTCTGTTTTCGTGATCTTTTAATTGTTCCCCTTGTTTATCAACAGCGTCAGTTGTTCCAGATAACAATTGTCTTAACTCTGCAATAGCACAGCTAAATTCTGTTATTGTTTTATTTAATTTTATAACAGGTGTCATAATGCCAATCATAGCTACAACGAACCCTAATAAAATCATAATTGTGTTATTATCCATAATTTTATTTAACCCTCTTTAACCACTGTGCAGGCACATAGTAGTATTGACCTTTCAATTTTGCTTTGTAAAACGCACCCCTTAGAGTGATTTTAGAGCCACCTTTTACAACTAAAACTGTATCGCCTTTAACAAATTTACCTTTATACTTATTGGCTTTTGTTGTTGGTTCTGTAAAATAAAGCGCAGTATCGTTTTTAACTGTAAATAGTTTAAGTATTTCGTTTTTTTGCTTTGCAATTTCTGCCCTAATTTTTTCGGCGGCTGCTTTTGCGCTTCGTTCTGCATCGGCTTTTGCTTCGTCAAGTAATTTCTTTTTGGCTTTGTCGGCTTCGGCTTTTCGATATGTAACAACGCTATTTGACGATTCTTTCAAGTCAATATTTTTAGTTGGCGTGAACAAATAATATTTACTACCCCTTGCATCGCTTTCAAGGTCTTTAGCCGAAACATATAACTCGTCTGTATTGCTGTTATACTCAAAGGCTTTACTGCGTGCCGTTGTTGATGTGTATTTGTTAGTGTAATAATAACTGTCTAGTATAATAACTCGCCCATCCTTGTGCAACCCAGCGCCACAAACATAATGACCGCCAGTTGAAAACAATCCGTTTTGTCCTACATGGCATACAGCTTTGTAACCTTTTTTAAGATGTTCGGTAAGATTGTTAATATCGCTAGTAACAACAAGTTTAAAACCGTATTTATCTTTCATGTATTTAGCAACTACCATCATATCTGTACCCTCGTCACCCCTAGCACCTATTGAGATAAGTTTTAACGCCCATTCAGCGAGAGTTTTAGTATAGTCGGTAGAATTGAGCAACACCATAAGTGACGAGCATACACCACACCCAGCCTCATAGATAGTTGATGTAGGGTGCGATTTGCTTGGATATTTGGTTGCTTTGTTTGCAAGTGTATTTTGTTGTATGTATTTAAGCATTTTTATTCCTCCGTTTCTCTCGTCTTTTCAAACTCTGCTATTTCATCCTTTTCCATTTCACGCTCTATGCGATTCCCGTTTTCGTCTAAAGTGTTAATTATCATTTTACCCTCCTAAAATGCGTAAACATCAATAATCGAATTTGGAGCGAAAACCGATGTTAATGCCGTTAATGTAAACTCTGTAATATTTGGCGAAGTATCTGAACTGATAGACTTGTAAGAACTCGGAATAGTCAGCATAGTGCCTGTGCTCAAAGAATAATTACCGCCCACTGCAACTGTTTTCCACCAACCGTTAGACTTTAAAGATTCCGCATAACTGAAAAAATCGCCCGCATTTGAAATACCTGTAAGTATATTGCAAGTTTCGGTTGTGCTGCCTGTATATTTGACTTGTAATTGAATTGTTGAAACCGTTGCGGCTTGTTTGGTTTTAATTTTAATAAACATACCGTTATAAGTTAATCCTGTGCTTGATATTGCAGATGGTGAAGCCGCCGAGTATGATGCAACTTGATTATTGCTATGAGCAGCACGCCAAGCACTTATAGATTGACCAACTGTGTAATCGGTTACAACTGTCATGTTAGCCCATGCGCCTTTTTGAGTTAATCGTTGTGCATAAACTGTACCTTCGATAAAATTCCCACTTGTAAGTTGTGTGTATCCCACTGTAATTTTTTCAACTAGCGTTGCAATAGGCTCTTTTGGCTGTGCATATGCAATTACAGCCGATTCGGACGGATATTTTGTTGCACTGTTTGAAACTGTGCTGATTGACGTAATTTTGTTTGATATCGATTCGAAAACTGTAGTAAACACCGTTTGCAATAACGATTTAAAGTTTGACCAAGTTGTTTTTTGTGGATTGTTATATTCGGTATCATAAAACATAATTTGGTCATCGTTTGATATTGCATCGTCAGTACCGACTTCCTCAAAATTGGGTAATTTGTTATTTATGCCGTCCCAAACAGAATAATTCATATCATCAATTTCCGTTTGCGTGTAAAAAAGTGCTGATAATTTAGCTTTAATATTCGCCCAGGTTGTTTTGCGGTTGGCAGCCACAGATAAATCATAAAATGGGATTGTGTCTGTGTCTGCAAGAGTGGTTTCGGTGGCTAAGTCTTTTGTTAGATTTTGCTTTGTCGCTAATTGTGTATCAACATAAGTTTTACTAGCGCCACCAATTGGTATCTTTACAAGGTGCGATTCATTAACATTAACCATACCCATTAAGAAATACATATCATCAAGAATACAAACGCCCTCTGGCTCATATGTAACCCTTGAACCGTCTACTGCATAATTAGGCAACTCGTAGCTGTCAACAACGCTAAATATGTTTGTGTTTTCAAGCAATTTAATCTTTAACAATCTAACAAAAGTTGTTCCAACAGACATATAAATATGACCGTCAAAATAACAAATGCCTTGATAGGTAAGCGTTTCTGTTCCTGTGTATTCGCTTAGTATTTTAGCTGTGCCGTTGTATTGCAAATTTGTTTTGTCCGATAGAAATGTTCCCCATTTGGTTTTGTCTGTGCCTGTTGAATCGGATAGATTGTTTGTTCCCATTCCGAGCAATACTTTAAATATTTTTCTCGGCGAGCTACTTTGACCAGTAGCAAGATAAATAATATTATCAGCTTCACCCCAACAAGCAATTGCTCCTGTGCCATAAGCAGAGCCAGTGCCCCCCAAATGTTTCGTGCCAGTATCAAAGCTTATACTGATACAATCTGTGCCAAAAACAAAACTTTTCCATGCTCCACCAGTATAAGAAACGGCATTAGGAGTTAAATCAATCCTTGGATAAATTGTTGTATCCCATGTGCCGTTTCCTGTCAATAGTGTGTCTGTGCTTGCATTATAATCAGCACTTGCGCAATGACCATAATTGTGAAGATTGGTATTAATCTGCTCAAAGTTTTTGTTAAATCTTAATATGTCGCCAGTTCCGCTGTGATCATCTGCCGAAGCATTGAAGTGCCAGATTTCATCACCCACAACAGTTAAGCCTTGACTACCACAAGTATTAGAAACAATCTCGTATTTTTCGGTAAAGTTTGCTTTTGGCTTTCCGCATTTATTATAAAAATCCCAAAAATACTGTTTGAATTGGCCATTAAGGCAAAGCCCTGTTGAGTTTGAAAATAGCACAAGATTATTTTTATTGCGTGTTATATTATTACCCAAAACTACAACAGCGTTATCGTCCAAGTTCCAGATTAACATTTGGTTATGACTAACAACATAAGTAATCGGAGTGGCAACACTTTTTACATATTTTTCAGTACCTTTGTTGTTTAAATATATAAGCGTGCTATTGACAGTAACAATAACATCAGTTCCAGTTACTTCAAAATAGGGGACTTTCCCGTTTACTAAAATTAATTGATAGTCCGCATTAATACCGCTATCAGTTAAATTACCGTTTACATCAAGTCCTGCAAGGTTACCAGCGGTAGGGGAAGTTACTCTATCGGCTTTGGCATTATAAAGTTCAATATACCTATCAATAGCGTTTTTTACATTTAACGGCATATAAACTAAATCTGAAATATAGCGTGAGTTGGCCAATCTGCTAATAGTTATTCTTGCAATTGTGCTCATTGTTTCTGTCACAGCGGCACTAACGACCACCAATTGCGTTTCGGTATTAATTCCAACATAATAAATCCCGTCCTCGGCGCAATTACCGTCAGCTAAAAAATTGTGATTTATTCCGTAATCGTTACCGTTGTATTTATAGGATATCATAACTGATGTGGGGTCATTGTAATCTATCGTCGCCTCGGTTATCCCAGTGTTTTCTGTTACAAAATCAAATACCGATTTTGCACTCCCATATTGTTCATCGGTGCTTTGTGCGTTAATGATATTGGTTTTATTTGCTTGTACTTCATAAATTTCCGCAACATTTTGTCCTTGAATACTTGCAACAACATTCGGGGATATGTCAACAAAAAAAGGCATTGACGATAACAAGTAGTTTGCATCTGCATCGTCTAAAATTTGCACTTTTGCAGCAACAACCCCAGCAACGGTGCAAGCTGATTCTGGGACAACTACGGTTATTGTTCCGCCATCGTTCATGGTTGCATCTACATAACTTGCAACCGCTCCGCCGATACCTTCAAAGTTTACTTTAACCGGAGTTTCCTCCGCATCCCAAGACGCAATCCCGCCGTTACAAATATTAATATTAACTGTTCGGCTTTTGCTATCATTTTGAGTGACATATACAGTTGGCGGTGGTGTTTGGGTTTTTCGCGTTAAGTCAACATTTATTGATTGGATATTATCTATCATTTATTTAACAGCTCCTTTAGTTTTGGCTTTGGTGTTCCTAGTTCGATTGATTTGTAGCGATTTTTTAACACATCAAATGATGTTTTAATAACCTTTGCCGTTGCATTTATTCCTAATTTTTCATACTTTACGGTAACAGTATCGCACAATCCAACCTTTTCAAGTTCGGCATAATGTGCATATTCGGGCGTTCCGCTTAATCTTACAAAGTCAACCGTTAAATTGAGGTTAGCACTAGCAACAGCGTTTTTATTTAACCATGTTGTTGCTTCGGCTCTTAATTGTGTTTCTGTCGGGACAAACGGGACATAAATTGTACCCGTTATGGTTGTACCAACTGTATAATCAGTGCCAGCGGTTAATTGATTGTAAATATCCCCCGACTTTGTGTAATATTCAGTGCTGCCTTGATATACAGTGTCAGTTGTAATCATGTATTGTTCTGTAAATTTATCAGTTAAATCAATTGGGACTATTCGCTGGTACGCTAATGTGTTGTTTGTCTTTATATATTTTTCTGTCAACATTACTTGGTTTCCAACAATTTTCCAATACGGATAAATTCCTGTTATTAAACCGCTAAAATTTTCTTCTTGCGTTCCGTCTTTCATGTTCACACCGCGAATGATTTTAAAACCTCGGTCAGTGCCTCTTGCGTTAAGCAACCTAATATTAAAATTATCAAACTCATATTCGCCACCGTACAAATCAGCTATTGAGCCATCAACACCGCCGAGTATGTCTTTCATGGCGGTAGGTTTTCTTATGTTTAAAACACCTAGTGCGAATTTGTTAGTATAAAATGTGAACGGGCAAGGTAAAACCGAGTGAGATTTCAAGCCCGTTGTGTTGTTAAAAGCAGCAGCTAAATTACTAACCGCAAACCCAGAACACGGCAAAAACTTTGTTCGATAACTTATGTGTTCAGCTTTAAAAGTTACCTTGCCATTAATTGGCTTTGATACATAATAAATTTGGAATAACTGCGGTTCGCTTATTAAATTTGGCTTCGCTTTGATGAAGCAATCGTATTTGATGTCTTCAAAATGCAAACCACTAAGCGGATAGGTCATTTCTAACTCATACGATCCGTTGCGTTCTTCATCAACTGAACAACTAATTGCATCAAAAAGACCGCCCAAACCGTTATTGTTAAACGATTCAGCGGCTTCTAAGGGGTCAATTTCGATAAGGGACAGCGTGTCGCTAGCATATAATATAGGCATGCTCATAAACTGCACCACCTTGGTGTGATTTCCATTTTAGTGAAATTCTCGCCAATTAGTTTTATTGACAATTGTTTTTTTGAGCCAGGAGGAAACGAAAACGCAGCTAAAGACAAGTCTGAAACATTAAGATTCATATTTTCAACAAGCAATGGTGATGTGTTTACAATTCTGTATGCGTCCTTTGTTTCAAAATCAACAGTAATGCTTTCGGTAACTCCTGTGATTGATATTTCGCCCCAGCTTGTCCCCTCAATGTCCGATTCTCTAAATAAAAATGAGCCGTTTCCGCTTCCAAAAATCTTTATAATTGGTTTTGCTGGTTCATCTTCGGGATTGTTTATAACAACGGAATCACCGTTTAAAACTGTAATATTCGCATCGCCATCAATTCGGTACATTAAAGGTTTGCAGTTAAATTCAAGACTAAACTCCATAACTGTTCCGCTTTGTTCTGGTTCAAATTGAGAATTAAACGATGCCATTCGATAATGTTCAGGATTGCAATTTTCGTACAACTTGCGGTATCCTCTGCTTGCGTTAAGCCATGATTTTATTGCTCTTAAAGTTGAATCAATATCTTTATCAATTATAACCGAACACTTTGCGACCAGCGTATAGTTGTTGTATCTTTCGTTGTCAATTATAATTGCGCCGTTTCGACCGTCTATTTCTTCGTATTCAACACTAGCGGAGGGAGAACCATAGGCATTAATTGATTTGATGATGATTTTTAAATCTAAAGATGATTTGTTATCTAAACTTATATATCTTTTCAATATGCGTGTTCCTCCCTCTGTACTTTAAGCACAAATTTATCGTACATATAATTGACTATCTTGTCGGCTTCTTCCATGTTGTTAGCGTGTAATTCTTTAATGTTAAAGTTAAAAACATTCCCGCTTTGTGCGGTTTTGCCTTTTTGATTAGATGTTAGCGGCGTAACTTGCGCCCGGCCTCCTTTTAGCGTTATCAATTCCGCTCCGGCTTCACCAACAACCGCCGAACCGCTTGTAAATGTGCCGCCTTTGGCTAATAAAGGTATAGCTTTAAAACTAAATCCTTTTCCACCAACCGATGGCACCCAATCGGGTATTTTAATTTTATTGATAGACGAAATAAATGAATTAATTCCACCTATAATTGTGTTTAACGGATATTTAAAAATCGCAACCATTCCGTCCCATATTCCGCTGAATATCTTTACTACTCCACCCCAAGCCTTTTTCCAATCTCCAGTAAAAACGCCAGTGATAAAGTCGATTATGCCAGTGAAATATGTTTTCATCGCTCCAATAACTTCCTTTACGCTACCAATGGCAATTGTTAATTGACCGCTTATCATTTTAATTAAAGGCGGCAATATCCAATTTAGCAACTTTGCAATTGGTTTTATAATCATTACTAAAAGGTCAGCAATCGGCTCTAACAACATTACAATTGGTTCTAACAAGGGCAACAGTGGTGTAATTATTGTCATAAGTAAAGGCAAAAGTTCTTGAATTATTTGCATTAAAGGCGGCAGCAAAATCATCATTAGGTTTGTAATAACAGGCAACACTTTTTGCATTATCTCAACCACAAACGGCATAAGCTGCATTATCACATCAAGCAATACTGGCATCAAAGTTTGTACCATTTCCATTATAGGTGGGACTAGCTTTGCGAACACTTCTGATATTATTGGCGCCATTTGTGTAAACATTTCTTGTATCATTGGCATATTAGCAATTATAAAATCAGCAAATTTTTGGATTATTGGGACTAAACTACTACCTAAAGAATTAAACAACCCCATGCCAGCCATTTTTAAAGCATCTAATGTATCGCCTAGCTTTGCTCCCGAAGATACCGCTTTGTCCGACATAACAACTCCCATGTCGTTAGCCTTTTTTTTCAGTTCGTCAACCGTTCCTTTTGTTGCGTTTAAGATAGGTAACATTTCTTGACCTTGCTTACCAAACAATTGTTGTGCTAATCTAGCTTTTTCATATCCAGCTGGCATTTTTTGCAATGATTTAACGGATTGTTCAAAAATTTCTTCTTGTGATTTGTTTTTTAAATCATCAAGTGTTATCCCAAGCTTACCTAGGGTTTCTTTACCTTTTGCCCCGCCTTCCGCCAAACTTGACATTGATGTAGTCATTGATTTCATACCAGTGCTCATGCTTTCAATGCTTACGCCATTTTGGGACATAATAAAGTCCCATTCTTGGTATGCTTTTTTTGACATTCCGAGTTTAACTGACATTTCGTCAATGTTGTCTGCGTGTTCGGCGGTTTTTGTTCCTAATGCAGTAAGCGCAGATGCTGCAATGCCTGCTGCACCAACCATACCACCCCCAAATTTGGCGGCGGACTTTACACCTTTAGCCATTGTTGAACCTACCGAAGATGCTTTTTTATCTGTTTTTGCAAGGCTCTTATCGGCAGCACTGTTGTCAACCATTATCGAACCTACAAGTTTGAAAATTTCTAGTGCCACTTAATCGCCACCTTTCATAAATTTTTTTTCGATTTCTTCAATTTCACTTAACATATCCTCGTTGCTTCGCATATCAATGTTCGCTCCAGAGCCTTGATTTTTGTATGCTTCAAACGATACATATTCGGTTTTTCTTCCAAGCAAAGACAATACCGATTGAACCGGTAGTTGTACGCACCACTGAGCAAATAACACTTCTTCTTTTTGTTTCTCAACGGCTTTTAAAACAAATTCGCAAAACATTTCAATGTCAAGCGATAATATGTAGTCAATATTTGAATATCGGTGCAGCAGCAATTCTAATACTTCTATTTCATCAAAGTTGCTGCCGATTTGAAAAAACTTGTTAAGTTGTTTTCGCTTGCAAATTCTTTTACCGATTCAATGAACTTTTCTAAGTCCATATCTTCAACTTCTTTTGCGGTCATTTCAAAAGGTTCAGCCAAAAACTCATATAGGTGTTTTTCGCTTTTCTTTTCTGTCGCTAAGTCAAAAATGTTATATATCAATTCAAATCCTTTGTCCCATGCGCTTTTAGCATCGTCTGATTCAGCGGATATCCTTTTAATTTCGTCTTTAATACCAATCTTTTTTACAGTTCGGCAAAATGCCATAATATCGCTTGTTTTTAATTTTCTCATGTTATCTCCTTTAAAATAAAAAGGGAGCAAATTAATGCCCCCTAATTTTGTGTTTTATGAACCAGTTACAACTGATTCTGTCATGCCTGTGTAAATGTCTGTCATTCTGCCGAGAATTGTTAAAATATTTAATGATAATGTTGCACGAACACTATCAATTGTTATCCTGTCTTTTACTGGCCCTCTGTCGCCATCGGCAACAATTTCTCTAAACTCTGGTTCTCTTGTGAATTTGCCACCGCCGCGAGAAAGAGCAATTGCAGTTTCGCCAATGTATAACTTTCCAACACCTAAAGCTATGTTATCAGCTGCGGTTGCTGTAGAGTTTGCTGTATATTCTATTTCCCAAGGTTCTTTATAATCGGTTTCCTCGCCTGTATAACAAGCGGTGAATACAACCTCCGAAACAACCTCGTCTTTTTCTTTAAATTCCCACTCTGTGTTACCCATGTTTATAGCATCGGTAATGGTTATTTTGATAGGCTTGCCAGCTTTGGTAAGCCCTACCCACTTAATGATTTTATAGTCTACATCGGTTATAACGCCGTTGCCTACTATTTTTTTAACTACATCAGCCATTTGTTAATCTCCTTTATAATAATTTTGTATTTCAAATGTTAAATTTATGTGTTGTATTGCCTTGTCACTATCCTCTACATACTGTCGCATATCTCGGTAGAAAGTCGGCAAGATGTTCCCAGTTGGATAGTTAGCATTATTGAATAACGATTCAATGTTATCTGCAATAATTTCTATTGCGCTCCAATCGTCTGAATCTAAAACCGAACGATTCCAAATATCAACATCTAAAAACGCCGTATCTCGGTTTAAGTCGCCAAGGTTTACATTTCGTAAACTATGGACTACATAAGGGAATGCAGAATCATCGGGCGCAGAACGGTAATAAACATCACTACTTTTAGTCAACAATTTTGTTTCTATTAAACTTTTCAATTCCGCTGTTTTACTCAATCGTCTGCACTCCCCTCATATTCGGATTCGTTAATTTTTGAAAATGCGCTCGCTTCGGATTCTAGTGCAGATAAATATTGGCTCTCAATTTTAACGATTTCTGCAATGTTGTCCTCTGCGGCTTTTCTGAACAACCCAAGTTTTGGTGTTTTATTTGTACCAAGTTCTTGGAAACCACCATAAAACGCAAATGGCTTTAAACCAACTTGCAAATCGTTTTCATTTTTGCGAACCCAATACTGCGCATACTTTCCAACTCGTCCTTTTTGCTTTTTAAATCTGCTGTAATAATTTGATTTGAATTTTCTACAGATAAACTTGCCTACATCACGCAAAGCTGCTCTTGTTAATTCGTTAATGGTATAACTTACTCGGTCAACGGACGAAGTATATTCAACACCGTTCTTTTTAAACTTAACTACCGACTTAGGCACTCCCATTGTTAACACCGCCATAACAAGTGATTTCAAGTTTATCTCCGTTTTTGTAAGTCTTTAAAACTGTATAGATTATGTCGCCATGTTTTATATGCTTTTGATTTTCATAGTCTAAGTAGTCAGATAACACAAACTTAATCTCTGGCTTTAATCCGTCCGATTGTGCTTGATAAAACTCACTTTGTCCTATGCTTTTCATTTCGCAAATTTTTGTTTTTTCTGTTTTGTCTTTAGCAATTAAAATAATTACATCATCCATTAGCGGCTCGCCCCTTTACAATCCTGTTTCTGATTCTAAACTGTAAGTTGTTAGCAAGCGCAACATCGGCTGAACGGTTTCGATATCTCCATGCAGTAAAATCAGACAGCAATATTTGGTCTTCTACCGCAGATAGATCAAGTGTTATTTTTTTTGCTTCAATTTCTTTTTGGCAAGCCACCAATAAAGCATTTAAAAAAACATCCCTTACTGTGTGGCTTATTCCTAAATCAATCTTTAATAGGCTTAATACTGTTTCGATTTTACACACCTCCTATAAGGGGCGAATTAACGCCCCTATGATTGATTAAATATTAAGCCTTAGAAGTTACTGTGCCTGTGCCGTAACGCTTGACCTTTCCGTCTGTACCAACTTCGCAAACGCTGACTTTGTGTGTAGTAGTTGCAGTTATGTCAGCAATGCCATTCCATGCAGTCCAGCCAGTTAGAACATCGCCATAAGCCGCAGTTGGCGCAACCGTTGCGTGAGTTTTATACTGATATGTACGACCGAGAAGTTTTGCTTCTGTAACTGATAGCTTGGTATCGCCCGAAGCGGTGCCAGCAACAGATGCAAGCGTAAGTGTTTGAATAGCGCCGAGGTCAATATTGACGGCAACAAAAGCGTTAACATTTGTTGGTTTTCCGTCAAATCTACCTTTACCTCTAAATGCCATCTGATCCTCTGAAAATTTAACATGTTCAGACTTGTCAATAACAATGCTTTCGCGTTCGACAAGAGTATATTTATCAAATTCACCGAACAATACAACATCTTCGTCCATGTTTTGGTTAAACACAACACGCAGACCACATATATCGGGATTTGACAAATTAGGAAGTTTACCAACAACTAGACCGTTGCTGTCAACATTGATAGAAAATTCAACAAATCTGTTGTAATATGTAGCGCGTTTCATAACTACAACAATCTCTCCAACACTGTCTGCGCCTGTGTCAATCAAGGCAAGTTTCTTAACTACATTTGCAAGTTTTGTAACATCAGCTTCGGTAATGTGTGTTGCAACAAGTGACGGAATAATTCCGACTGGTTGTTTGCCCGCAGTTCCTGTGCCTTTAAGGAATGACAAATCAAGACCAATTGCAATTGAACGAGCAATTTTCTTTGAAACATAATCATCAAGATTGATAATGCTGTCTTGAAGCATTGAGTTATCAACAAAAGTTACCTTGCCAATTTTAAAGCCGTCAAAGTCAATGTTTGTAATTGTTCCAACTGTTCCTGTTGCAAGTGTTCCGTTCTGTTCAATCCATGTTGCTGCGCTTGTGTCGGTATCGATAAGGATTCTTGCTGTACCGTTTACACGAATTTTGTTGACAAGTGGATAAAGAGTTGAAAAGTCACCAATTATATCCATTATGCGATTAACAACAACTTGTGGAATTGTTAAGCCTTCTCCACCAACCGCACGAAGATTTTTAAAGTTTTCGTAAAATGTCTTGACTTCTGCACGCTCATAATAAGCACCTGTTTTTAGTTCGTCTCTAACTTGATATTTGTTCATGTTTTCTTCACTCCTGTTTTCATTTGTTTTTGGTGTTTTTGGTGCATCAATTGTTTTTGCTCTTTCTTCTACTTCTGCAAGTTCGCCCTCGATTCGAGTAATCTCCGCAGAAACATCAGAAAGTTTTGTATCAACATCAGTGTCTTTGATTTCTGTTTCCAATTCGGTAATGCTTGTGTTGACAACTTCCATGTCCTCGTCTGTCTTTGCTTCGGATAAAGCTGTTTCAAGTTCAGCCGAGCGGGTTGTAAATCCCGTCTGTTGTGCAGTCAGTTTTTCCAATTCGGATTTACGCTGTTTTAACTCCACCTGCTGCCTAAGTTGTATAAGTCCCATTTTTGATGTTCTCCAATCTATTTTTCAATTTTTGTTTTCTTTGTTCAAGACTTCGTTTTTGCGATTCCTTGAAGTCGTTTTGCCTTGCTTGAATTTCTGTTTGCGGATACGCTGGGAATGTACATATTGAAACTTCTGCTGTGTCGGCTTCTTCAACAATCCATAGAATGTCGTTTTCTCTTTCCTCATAGCGTTCTTTGAGAGGATTAAACCCAAACGAACAACCCGATATATCCCCACGCTCAACTCTTGCGTAAATATCCATTGCTTGGCTATCTGATGAATTGATTTTCACCCTACCCCATAAACCATGAGCATCGACTTTAAGTTCAAGTGTTTGGCTTGCTGTTCGTCCCAAAACAAAACCGCTGTCATGATTAAACAGACAACGGATATCGTTATTATTTATTGAATTATCAAATGCACCCCGAGCGATTTTTTCAAATACACCTCTCCATAGTTCGGTTTCTTGCTCGAATACTGCAAAATACCCCTCTATAAATTTATCTCCGCCGTCTGGCTCTGATCTTGTTGTTAGTTTGCTTGCAAAATATGCTTGTCTTTTATTCAACTTTATCACCCCCTTGCAGTAGTTTCTTTTGCTTGCTTATGTCGGATACTTTTAGATAGTTTTCAAGCACGGTATAATCGTTCATGCCCGCAACATCAACTGGCGAATAATCAAACTCTGCTCGTCCCTCGTTACCGCTTAACAATCCGCTATTCTTCATGTCAATAACAAAATCTTTCTTTTCAGAAAGTCCGTATTGCATCAATGATTTAGCGTTAAATTTAAAATACATATTTGGGGACAGCAAAAGTTTTTTAGATAACTCCTGTTGAATAATTGTGGCTATCGACATAATCGTTGTTGATACAAAATTGTTATACGCATCTTTGTTAAATTCGCCTATACCCACCATAAACGGAGGGAGTCCGAAACACGCAGCAATTGTTCTTATGTCAAGCGTTATGCTGTCTTGTATTGCAAGGTCATTAAGTGTCAAAGGCTGAATCGTTTTCACATCAATTTCGCCAGCTGGTATTAACCACGGTTCGCCAACTTCCGTTGTCTTTGTGTAACTCCCCAAAATCTTGGCGCGCTGTTCTTCGTCTTGCAATTCTTCGGCATCGGAATTAATAGATATAATCATTGATGGTTTCCACTTTGATTTTAAAAAACCTGTCTTAGTGGCATTAGCTTGTAGTAAATTTGCAACGGTCTGTTTAATCATCTGTGTATAGCCTTGTCCCTTGAATGGTTCGTCATCATCGGGGTTTAAAACAAAGTGCAGTAATTCATCGGGTTGGTACGGGATGCCCTTATAACGCACCATATAATTATCACCAACGGCATTAAAAGTGGTTTGAGTTGCGTTGAATAACTTTAAGTTATCGATTAAAGCGTTCTTAACTTCTGGATAACTGACCGCATTACCCTCAATCAACATATCTGTAACAATTTTGTGAATGAATGTTTTGCGTGTCATGTTTTTATTCGGATAAACATCAATCTTTTTTGCTAACTCGTTTTTAACCCTTATGTCGCCATTGGTTCCGTTTTCCATTAACATAATTGTCATATCAGATACAAGGTCTGCAATCTTAAATACACAGCGCCTTATTTCCTCGTTTTTTGATAATGGAGTGTAACCGCTCGGGCAAAGTATGTCGGTCGAATCTGTGCCGTTAAGAAACATTGTTATAGGGTCTGACCTAGTCTTTGTTTTTTTACTAAATATTCCTATTTTTCTCACCTCTTTCATTGCAAAATAAAAACAGCTGAAATAAATCAACTGTTAGAACCAATTTTTTAATTTGTTTTTGCCTTCCATGTCTTCCAACATTCTTACAACCGCAAATACCGAAGCGTCAAATATATCAATGCGCATTGTGTCCTCAACTTTTTCATATTGAATCATATCGTCCGTCTTTTCAATTGCCTTGACATTCTGAACGCAATACTCGTAAGGTTCTGCCCCAAGATAATACAATTTAACATCTTTGGCTTTTTGCTCTATATGTCGGAAACCCTCTGACTTTTTATAAAAATATTGCGGTTGGTCTACAATATCAAAGTTAGCTTTTTTCATTCCTAAGAAATACTCACGACAAAATTTTCTATCGTGTCCGACTTGCTTAATCTTAAACCCTTTTTTTCTCATGGCAACATACCAATTGACTATCTCCGCCCAGTTTACCGTTGGACTGTTTGACATATCTAGCCAACCATCATCTTGCCAACCAAACAAAGGAATGTTATCTTCATCGGCTTTTTTAGCTGCTTGCGTAATAGGAAACCACGCATGAGGTATAATTATTAAAATATCCTCATAAGTGCCAACTAAAGAACCAGCGGTTAAATCGTACATTTTTGATAAATCAGAACCGCCATACCACTTTATTGGTAAGCCTTTTAAAAACTCAATTTTTTCTTTAATGCTCAATGCTGGGTTTATTCCAAGTTTAATTTCAGCCAAAGTGTTTGATTTTCTAAACTCGTCAATGTTAAAGTACGCTTTCATTGCATTGGTATAAACATTTAAAGACTTAGCAAAAAAATCTTTTCTAACTTGTGGATCGTTTAATGCTTGCAAACTGTCGTTCATAATGTCATCAGGTCGAATTGAAATGTTATAAGCTGGATTAGCTTGCTCTTGTATTAAAGCATTTGTAAAATCAATATCACCGCTTTCGTTCGGGTCAGCTTCAGCTATGAAAATAAAATATCTTTCGTCCTTAACTGTTCCGTCTAATATTTTCCGACAATATTGTAATCGGTTATAACAAAAGCTGTTCATGTTGTCGCCAGCTGTTGTAATTCCTATCATCAATTTATTTGTGTAGGCTTTCATAGCTTCTTTGATTATGTTGTATTGCTTTGGACTTGTAAACGCGTGGATTTCATCAGCAATGGCAATGTTGCAATTCAAACTGTCTTGTCGTTCAATGCTTGAAGCCAACGCTTGTATGTAGATGCTACCGTTGCCGATGTCAGCACTTATGCTATGTTCGTTGTTGTTGTCGATAATTCTAAAGGTATCATCTTCGCCCATTCTCTCAACATTATATTTTATAAAGTTCCAACTTTCGAGAGATTGTTTTAATGCGTTTGCCGTTATATATACCTTGCTACCACTTGTCCGATGCAGTAATCCTAACGCCCACGCAAGAGCACCAGCAAACGAGGTTTTAATATTCTTTCTAGGAATAAATAAAAACGCTTCTTTAAAGCGCCTTTCCTCTGTTCCTTTGTGATAAAACCCCAAAAGATTATATATTATAAATTTGT